CAATTTTTTGTGTACACATAAAGTTTACTTTTTAGTGGGCGTGGCATTAGCGTAAGTTTAAGAGTTTTGCAATCATGTTGATGGTTTGAATCCAGAGGGTTGCTGTCTGCCCTTTTTAGCTAGACAGTTGGTTGTAGACATAGCAAAAAGAAGCGTCATAATTAGGCTATTGCATCGATGATAACGTGTCCTATCGGGATAGACATTGACTAGCTGTCCATAGTTAACATATGGTTATAAACTCGGGCTTGTTTGCTGATTTTACTAGCCAAGATTACTTTTTATCCTTGTTGTTTGGGTAGTCTTGGCTTTCCCACACTTCCTATTTAGGAGGTGGGAAGGAGGTGTTAATATGGCATCTTTAGAAAAAGCTCTTGCTGAGATTAGGCTTTGGACTACTGATTATTCAACTTATGAAGATGAAGAAATCCTTGGTTTGATTGAAGAAAGAGCAGGCTTTGTTCTTGATTCTTTTGATTCAGAAACGATTTTAAAAGAAATTAAGCTAGCCAAAAAAGACTTGTTTTCATATTATTTTGAAGATAAGCATTAATATAAAGTCAAGTAGCTTTCTCGGTCTGTTACTTGACTTTTTTTTTGGTCTATTGTATACCCTCCTCATGAATTACTCACAACAACTATTAATAATAAAAAGTTTAGTTCCTAATACAGATGTGGATACAAGAATGGATTGTCCGTTTTGTCATAACACAAATACTCTCACAATAAAAAAGAACAACTCAGATTTAATGTGGTATTGTTTCCATGCGTCTTGTTCTGCTAAAGGCAAACATCAAGAAGCTATGTCAATGGAACAGATTTATGAAACCGTAGTAAGGAAAGACAAAGAAAAAGAAAAAGAAAAAGATTTTGTAGTTCCCTCTAGTTTTATTTCTATACATTCAGAACCAAAGTGCATAGAGTATTTACGAAAGAATAATTGTTTGAAAGTAAAAGAAAAAGGAAAAGCTAGCTTTATGTATGATGTAAAGCAACATAGGATTGTATTTTTAATAAAAGAAAAAGAAAAAGTAAAAGGTGCAATTGGTAGAGGTTTAAACTCATCTGTCTATCCAAAGTGGTACATTTATGGCGACAAGACTTATCCTTTCATATGCGGTGAAAAAGAAAAAGCAATTTTAGTAGAAGACTGTGCTAGTGCTTGTGCAGTATCACATTTATATTCTGGCGTTGCTTTGATGGGTACAAGTTTACCAGATAGTTTTATTCCTGTAATTAGAAAAAAATTTAAAGAGGTAATTGTTGCACTTGATAGAGATGCAACGACCAAGGCATTTGACATAAGCAATAAGTTAAGATATTATATGCCTACAAAAGTAAAGATACTTCAAGATGATTTGAAATATTTTAATGAACAACAAATAGAAAGTGTATTACAATGAGTAAAGAGTTAATAGTAGAAAAGAAAAACGTTTTTGGGCAAGAGTTAGTGTACCCTATATGTGAAAACGCAAAAAGGTTTGCACTATTGACAGGTCAAAAAACTTTATCATCAACGTCAATTATTATAATTAAAAGATTAGGTTTTACTTTTAAACATGCAGAAATAAAAATATGAGACAGATGTTTCAACAACAGTTTCGTGATTTGTTAGTTGATTTTTTGTATATGCATCTGAAAGAAAAAGTAAAAACAAAATCAAATCTAAAGAAAACAATAACCACATTTGAAGACATGTGGTTAGAAACTTTACGGGAGAATAAAAAGAATGACAAACGAAAAGTTTGAGTGGCCAGACTATTATAATTATTCTAAACCAGAATTTTTAAATAAAAAAGAAAAGAAAAAGAAAGAGTGTATGATGTGTAATAAAGATTTTATGAGTGAGGGCAATCATAATCGCATATGTTGGTCTTGTAAAAATAGCGATGATTGGCATCATGGAAATGATTATAGTTTTGTAAAATGATGTGGAAATTAATTGATTGCGGTACATATCCTTGGTTTGTTTTAGAAAAACAAAAATATTTTCATTGTGTTTATTCGTACAATGGTGAATATAAAAAAATAAAAATTGACAATAGGGTAAAACCAAAATTATATGCTATGAATGATAAAATGTATTTAGCGTATTTAAAAACTTGGCCACTAGCCACTGCGTCATGTATACTTGACAAAAAAAGTGCAAAGTTTTATATTAAGCATTGGAAAGATAAAACTAAAACAAAACTAATGAAAGAAATAACTAAACAATTGAAAGCGACTATAAATGGAAAAGGAGTTAATTAAATTACTATTAAATAAAAACTTTTACGATAAAAATAAAAGTAAATTATCAAAAGAGTTTTTTACCAATGGTACAGGTGCATTGTATGAAACAATACAAAGTGCCCATCAAGATTCAGAACAAGATTTAAGTATTGGAGAAGTTTCTACTTTACATTTAGAGGTTTATAATCCTGCCCTTTCTAAAGCAGCAAGAGATAACTTTGATGTTTTGATTAATGAAATAAAAGATATTGCGTTACCAAATGAAAAGATAGCACAGAATATTATTCGTTCTTTATTTAAAAGAGGTATAGCACAGCATGTAGCCCAAATAGCAACGGATATATATAATGGCAGTGACATTGATTTTAGTGAAATAAAAAAACATTTAGATGTAACTTTTGAAGAAGTAAATGAGTACGAATATGTTACAGGTAATATTGATAACTTACTAGACCAATTGAAAGACAATACTAAATGGAAGTTTAATTTAGAACCACTTCGTGACAAGGTAAATGGTGTTGGTGACGGCAATCTTGTAATTATTTTTGCACGACCAGAGGCAGGTAAAACTGCATTTTGGGTAAATTTAGTCTCGGGAGTTGACGGATTTGCATCACAAGGTGCTAAAGTTTGTGCACTTATTAACGAAGAGCCTGCAGTTCGTACACAAATGAGACTAATTAATGCACATACAGGCATGACATTTGATGAGATTAGGGCAGATAAAGTAGAAGCAAATAGAAGGTGGGCTGAAATAAGAAAAAATATTAAAATACTTGACACAGTTGATTGGTCTCTTGATGATGTAGATGAGTTTGTCCAAAAGGAAAAGCCAGATATTTTAGTTGTAGACCAATTAGATAAGGTAAATGTAAAAGGTTCTTTTGCACGAACAGATGAAAAACTTCGTGCTATTTACACAGGTGCAAGAGAAATTGCAAAGCGAAATAATTGTTGCGTTGTAGCAGTATCACAAGCATCGGCAGATGGTCATGGTAAGTTTGATTTAACTTTTGACATGATGGAGGGTAGTAAGACAGGTAAGGCCGCAGAAGCTGATGTTATTATTGGTGTAGGGCATCGAGATAAACTAGATACAGATGAAAGGATTAGAAGTTTGGCTATAAGTAAAAATAAAATAACAGGGTGGCATGGGCAATTAGTTTGTACCATTGTGCCAGAACTATCGAGGTATGATTTATGATAACTGTATTTGATGTTGAAACAAGTTTTCAAATAACAGAAGATGGTAAGAAAGACCCCTCGGCAAAAAATCCAAACAACTTTTTAGTATGCATGGGTATCAACGATGAGTATGTATTTTTTAGACATAACGAGTTCAAAGGTATTCCAAATAAAAAAATAGTGCAGGATATTTTAGATAAAACAAAATTACTTATCGGGCACAATATAAAGTTTGATTTATTATGGTTGTGGGAAGCAGGTTTTAAATATGATGGTAGAGTTTATGACACTATGATTGGCGAGTATGTTATGAACAAAGGTATCAAAAGAAGTTTAAAATTAAAACATTGTTGTGAATATCGGGGTGTTGTGCAAAAATCTGATTTGATTGAGCCTTATTTAGAAAAAAATATATCATTTGAACGTATACCAATTGGTCTTGTAGAAGAATATGGTAGACTAGATGTTAAGGCAACCAGGTCTTTGTATGAAGCACAGATGTTACAATTAAAAAAACCACAGCACAAACATTTAATTAACACATTAAAAACTATGTGTAGGTTTTTAGTTGTATTGGCAAAGATAGAAGACAATGGTATTTATATTGATATGAATACATTAGATAATTTACAACAAGAATTTGAAAATGAACATGCTAAACTTCGTGTTGAAATAGACGAGATTATTTACAATAGAATGGGTGACACTAAAATTAATCCTGCAAGCACAGAGCAATTATCTTGGTTAGTTTATGGTGTAAAAGTAAAAGATAAAAAATTATGGTCTAATACTTTTAATTTAGGCATTGACCCTACCACTAAAAAGAAAAAGAAAAGGCCTAGACTTACAGGCACACAACTAAAACAAATTTTTGCACGCCAATTAGAACCTGTACAAAAAACAAAAGCACGTCAATGTGAGACGTGCCTTGGTAAAGGTGTGATTAGAAAACTTAAAACAAATGGTCAGCCATATAAAAATTTAAGTAGATGTGCGGATTGTGATGCAAAAGGTTTTATTTATTTTAGTTTAAAAGACAAAGCAGGGTTTGCTGCTAGCCCAGATTCTGCTATGGATGTTGCAGAGGGTGGGTTTAAAACAGATAAGAATACTTTAGAGAAGATGGCAAGACAAGGAGATGAATTTCTAAAAACATTTGTAGATAAAATTACAAGATACAACGCATTAGAAGTTTATTTAAATACATTTATTGATGGTATAAAGAAACACACATCAGATAAAAATTATTTATACCCTAGTTTTATGCAGACAGTTACAGCTACAGGCAGATTGTCTAGCCGTAATCCTAATTTTCAAAATCAACCAAGAGGTAATACTTTTCCTATTCGTAAAGCTATTGCATCTAGATTTGATGGCGGTAGTATTATGGAAATAGATTACGCACAATTAGAATTTAGAACTGCTGTGTTTCTCGCACAAGATAGACAGGGTATGAAAGATATTAAGAATGGCGTAGATGTTCATCAATACACTGCCGATATTATTGGCTGTTCAAGACAGAATGCAAAGGCACATACTTTTAAACCTTTGTATGGTGGTATGTCTGGTACAGAAAATGAAAAGAAATACTACTCTGCATTTCTAAAAAAGTATCCAGATATAAAAGCATGGCATGAAAAGTTACAAGATGATGCAGTTAGACGTAAAGTTGTTACACTACCAAGTGGCAGACAATATGCTTTTCCAAAAGCAGAAAGAATGCCTTGGGGTGGTTCTAGTTTCTCTACACAGATAAAAAATTATCCTGTGCAGGGATTTGCCACGGCTGATATTGTTCCTCTAGCTTGTATTAATATACAAGAATTACTAGAAGAAAACAATACGAAGAGCCTGCTTATAAATACAGTGCATGATTCCATAGTGGCTGATGTATATCCTGGAGAGGAGGGTGTTGTCGCTTCCTGCCTCGCCAACGGTTGTTTAAAGGTTGTACAAACAATGAAAGACATGTATGATATTGACTTCAATGTACCTCTTGATGTCGAAATCAAAGTAGGCTCTAATTGGCTAGAGACAAAAGTTTATGCTTGACAAATATGTCACAGATGCTACAGTGTAGTTTAAATTTAACCATGGAGGTAAAATGGTAAATGACTTAAAAGCATTTAACTCTTTAAGTAAAGAAGAGATAATGCAAATGACAGGCCAAGATGATGGCTCGATAATTAGTTCGGGTACACTGTCGAGGCTTACAATAAATAGGGCTGCTGAAGATGATGATGGTAATCAACTATCGGCAGGTGTCTATACAGTGTATGACGCCTCAATAGAGGATAGGGTATACAGTTTAAAGGATAAACCAATTCAGTTTAGACCTTTTATAAATAGTTATCAGTACATGGAATACGACCCAGACAGTAACAACTATTCATGCTCATCTGTGATATTTAAATCATGGAAAGAGGAACCAATAGATACTAAGGGTGGTCTTCGTTGTGGTAAGGTTATAGGCAAAGATAAAGAGCAACTTAGTGAAGCTGAAATAGATGCACAGCGTAACATTAAATGTTATCGTTTAGTGTATGGTTTGGTTTCATTTGAGGGAAAAACTCCAAAAGGAGAACCTGCTACTGTCGATGCTATGCCTGTACTGTTTCGTGTGACTGGCTCTAACTTTACTCCAATAGGAGAGGCTTTAAAAAGTTTAAAAGGTAGAGAGAGTCTTATGCAAAATCACTTGTTGAATTTAAAAACAACAAGAAAAAAAGCAGGTAGTAATGTCTATTATGTTTCCCAAATCTCTGTTGATAATAAAGAAATAGATTTTACACAAAAAGACTTAGAACATATGGATATGTTCCGTGCTCTCATTGAGGAAGAGAACGCTAGAGTATCTGAAAAATATCAAAATGCTGTAAAGAATAAGGAAAGCGATGCGGCATCTGCCAAAGTAATTAATGAAATGGAAG